TCAACCTGAATGGCTTCAACTTCAACCAGTCCATTCAAGATCGTGAAGGACATGTTATCAACACGTGGGCGGACATCCTGAACCGAGCTGGTCTCGGCATGGAGGTCATGCATGAACGCAACGCCCACAACTTCCCGCTGGATTTGGCAGCCGCTGAGACAACTCCTGTTGCTCTGACTGCTCCAGCAATCGGTTAATCATTCGTACGTTCATCTATGTTTGACATTCAAGTATGCGATAACGGTGCTCGTATCATTCGTGATGCACTCAGGCTATACAAAAAACAATGGCCTGGTGGTCATCCGCAGGAACAGGAAGACATTAACTTCCTGGAGACACAATTCACTCGCATGGTTTTGGAGTCAACTATAGACGCATGACTGCCTAAGCATGGAACGGGGCTTAGGTGTATTCCTGTACGAACTATGTCTATCAATCTCATTCGTTTCCTTGCATCACAGAAAAAGCGTGCAGAGCGCTATCATACTGATGCCCTCCGCTACCGTGGTGTAGTGTATAAAGAGATCGACTGATTCCGTAAAAGCGGACTGGGGAGTGCAATGCTCCCCTTCAGTATTGGTTAGAGCCGGTACGCCGACACCTCTAGCCGTCATGACGGTGGGATAGACCACAAATTTTTTTCAAACGTTTGAAGCTTGTCTATAAACTTTATCCATAGAAATGGCTTTTCAATCTTCTACTAACCCCGCGCAACTTACGCGCCCGGGTCAATCTAATAGCACGGGTGACGCCCGCGCCCTATATCTCAAGCTCTTTAGCGGTGAGATGTTCAAAGGTTTCCAGCACAATGCAATTGCTCGGGACCTGGTTATGCGTCGTACGCTGACCAACGGTAAGTCTCTGCAGTTTATCTATACTGGTCACACCAAAGCTGAGTACCATACTCCTGGTAACAGCATCCTGGGTGATACCAACAATGCACCTCCGGTGGCTGAGAAGACCATCACGGTCGATGATCTGCTGATCTCCAGTGCATTTTTGTACGATCTCGATGAGACACTTTCGCATTACGACATGAGGTCTGAGATCTCTCGTAAGATCGGTTACGCTCTTGCTCAAAAGTATGACCGTCTGATCTTCCGCGCTATCACTCGCGGTGCACGTGCTGCTTCTCCTATCACCAAGACCAACTATGTTGAGC